GGGCGACATACTTGCAACAAAGAATGTTGAATACAAACAAAGCAAGGTCAGTAATGATAACCACCTATTAAATTGCCAAAGAACAACGCTTATACCCAAAAACAGAAAGAATAAAAGCCCTAAATACTGCCCGTACCAAATAGGCTGCCCCCTCAATGGAATAACACTCGAGAGGGGAATTGCAAATATCGCCAGAATTATTAAGGTGAGGAATTTTCTCATATCTTAAATAGGGGAGAGGGCCTAAGTTAATAGACCCTCACCCAATTGCTTACTTATGGTTAGACTACAACTGAGTCCCAACTACTACTCCAGAACCATCACCCCAACCTACAATAGAGGGACTAGCTTTGAATCCTACTTCGGTATCTGAAGCTATCCTCAATACTCCATCAGTCCCTATATAGAGATAAAACACGCTTCCTGATGTGGAAGTCATCTCTATATAGCCAGGAAGACCCATATCGTTAAGAGCAGATGTTCCATCCTGATTAAGGCCCCTGACGGCTATATTGGTAAAACTGGTTTTAGCTTCAGAAGATGTACCGTCGCGAGGAGTCTGAGCAAAAGAGAGGCCAACCATAAGTAAAATCGTGCTTAAAACAAACACACTGAAGCAGATTTTCCTCATAAACCATCTCCTTTGTTTATGCTCCACCCTCCAGTAGAACTTGAGCATATGTTCGCCCTTTGCAGCAAGCAAGAACCAAGCATCGGTGTCTGTTAAATAGTGCCACTGAAAATACTGCAAATCTTTCTTCTGAAGTGCATTTACTTCGTTGTTGGCGACATCACTTTTGTTAATCTGCATATTACTATGCAGGTCAGACTATATCATCCCTTTCGGGGAGACCCCATAGTCGTTACACACGCCCAGGAATAAATCCTTGCTTGGCTCGGTATTGTCCTCTTGTCTCAAATTGAGAGTAGGAGTTCCACCGAATTCGGCCTCTTTTTCACTTACGCCTCTGGAGTTCATTTTCTTCATTAAGAAATAAAAGTCATCATATTTCTTAATGTTATTGCTTTTAAAATATCTCGGAAGTCCTCGCTTGGACATTTTCAAGAATTCTAAAAGCAATAACGATTGTTGTTTTTTAACTATCAGAGAATCGATTATTAAAGGCAAAAATTCCCGAATCATATTGGCACTAAAAGTCAAACAATATAATGCTTTCCACTTATCTGTCTGCTGTCTTCCTGTTTTAATACTTCCACATTCAAGTTTATTCTTAATCCAGATAAGCATACTTAAATCTGTATTGGGAATTTTTACAAATGGGCGATAGAAGTATCCATTTCTGTTTTTCCATACGCACTTATGCAAACAAATACTTCCTTCTCCATCTATAACGCCTGCAATATATCCTTTTTCTCTTTCAGTTAATTTAAGCACAATTGAACTCCATTTTCGTAAATGCCCCTATATCGTCTTAAGGGTTTAAATTCGCTGCCTAACAATTCTTCCGCTACATTCCAACTATCACTTGGAATAAGCAGCGTTCTTGCCTTCATAGGTCGTTTTAGACCTCTCTCATCCACAAACTTCTCAACAGCAGTCAATCCAGCCGTAAGCGACGTAATCGACAAATCAGCGTCGGTAGTCGGCTTATTGGCCTGGGTTGAGCCATCAAGATTCGGATGAGCGGTAGAGAACAGAGGCACGCCGTCAAAACCGTTAGTTGTAAAACCATTGTTGAATGGATTGGCTGATGTAACCTCAACGGTCTCGATTGCGCTTCTGTTCAATGCTGCGGGTAACTTGTTGAAGGTCTGCGGTGTTTGCAGATTATCTTCAACCGCTTCCTCGGTAAGTTCATAACCGAGAGCGTAAGTAGCGTGCGTATATACCTTTTTAATACCAGGCAATATCACGTCATAAATAGCTGCGACACCTTCTTTTTTTACCGGCATTGGGCCAAAACCCGACTCATAACTGTCGACTTCCGACTGCTTGGTCGAGCTCAGCACATTAAATACCGTGCGATACTCTTCACCCCAACTGGTCAAGCCATCCTGAAACATCTCATTCAAGTTGGCGTCAAGAGCATCGACGATTTGTGCACGAGTAATAGCCATTTTCTATCTCCTTTGCTCTTGATTAGATACCAGTTACGGGAGTAAACCAGTAACTTTTACCTGGAACAACTTTCAACTCAACATTCGTTCCCCATGCATTACCAGGCTCCTCAACCTTGCCGATAATCTTAAACGGTTCAGTTGTACCGGCAGTACCGGTTATCTCATGCGCACTTCTGGCAATAGTCGTATTGCCAGCCGTTGCAGTGAGAGCAGCCGCCGAAAAGATATCAACAGCAGCTAATGAGCCAGCTGTCTGTGCTTTAAAGACAGAATCAGGCAATGCCAATGCCACGTAAGCATATCCGCCAGTTGTTGCGGGCAGATATTTTGTAGATACAGAACTACCGTGAGTTCCTATTGTTACTCCGTCTGTATCTTCAATGCCTACGCAAGCGCCAATCATGACAGTATCATCGCCATCATCGGCCGCTTCGACATTTCCCCCCGCTAATGCCTTCATCCAATCACCGACAAAGACTCCATCAGCTTGAGTGGCAAGAATGGGAAACCTATACACAGGGATTGCAGACCCGTCTAATCTTCCGACGGGAGTGAAACCCATAGGGGTATCTCGATTTGCCATAGTTTATCTCCTTATTTCATACCTAACTGTTTTTTTGTCATAAGACCCTTACTCGGGTCTCCCTCGTCTGCCATCCGCTTAATAGTCCGCTTAATAGCGTCCATTGTTTCCTTTGCCTCTTTATCTTTCTGAGCCTGTTTTTCAAGAAACAGTTGATAAGGCATAAAGGCAAGTACTGTGTCCCCCCGCCTTAAAAAGTTATCTTCAGAGAGTTCACGTTCCTTAATGCCAAGTCTCAAAAGATGTTCTTTGGGGCAAAGTTGCCATCCGCCTTTTTGAAAGAGAAGATTGCCGGTTTTAATGGAAATGTTCTTTCCTCCGGATTTCATATCATCCCTTAAAAAGCGATAGGCATAATTCGGGTCTTTCTTGGTAAGGTAAAACGGGTCAACATTACCATAAAAATCCCGTACTATTTCGACTGTGTATTCGCCTTTCTTTTCAGTCGTCTTTTCAGGTTTTAAATCCTGTTTTTTCGGCTTCTCAACCGTAGGTGTTTCTTTTACTGCTACTACTTTTTCAGGAACTTTTTTTAAGTTTTCCATTACATTCTCCTTCCTTTAGCCGCTTTGGCTTTTGCGATTGCTTCATCCCTTGTATATGGCCTCTGTGTCGCAGGGTTAAGCACATCGCCCATTGTGTACATACTTACTGCCGCATCTTCTTCATCCGTAGAGAAAGGAACTTCCTTCTCTTTCGTCTTTGTTCCGCCTTTGTCGCCAGGTGAGGCAGTATCTTCTACCCCTAAATCGCTACTCCTGTCAACTGACGTATTTTTAATACCTAAATTCTTTTGGGCTTTTTTAAGAGCCTTCATCAAACCGCCTGCATTCAAGCCATATCCATTTATAACTAATTCTTTAAATTCCACATATACAGGGTCGGTTGGATTATGGTCAACGTGTTTTTCATCGAATTCAGGATGTATAGCCAATACTGCTTGCCTATCCTCCTGTTGTGCCTTTTGAGTAGTTTCGGTTTCTAACTTCTTCTGAAAATTACTTTCCACCCTGGCTACTATCTTCTCCTCATTCCTTTGGGCCTGATAATCAATAGCCGCAGTTTCAGTTATCTTGTTTGCCTTTATCTGGGCCAGAAGAGCAGCGTCGGTGTAGTATTTCTTGCCGCCTACCTCCATTGTCTCATTCTCATTGCCGACTACTGTGGCAGGCATATCAGCAGGTTTATCTTTAAGTGCCTGAAGTTCCTCCTCTGCTTTAGCAGCACGTTCTTCAGCCGTATCAGCCCTTGCTTTCTCTGCTTTCTTTTCACCGCTAAGCTGGCCTATTCTCTTCTCTGCCCTGCCAGCGTAATTTTTCTTTAACTCACCAAGCTCGGTATTTTCTTCCGCAGTCCTATCCGCTTCCTGCTTGGTATTCAATTCCTTGAAGCGTGCATCGTCTTTCTGTATCTCTTCTTCCGTAACCTGTATTTGGTTTGGCGTTGGCATTGTAATTCTCCTCTTCTCGTCTTTAGACGTTTTTTTCCATTAACACTAAATCTTCCATATGCGTTACGGGATATTTTGGGTTTATTGCTCCCTTTACCCTTCTCCATCCCTCTTTCTCTTTCAATTCCACTTTGTCGGCCCTGAAACGATGCTCAATTACTTTTTTAGCTTTGGGCTTTTGTACCTTAGCTTTCTTTTTCGCCATCTGTCTCACCTCTCTCTCCGTTTCTTGGGAAGCACAGGGCCTCCTCCTTTGAAAAATGTTTTTATGGCCTCTATTGCAAGCTGGATGTCAGTTCGTTTCTGTGGGCCGCGCATTATGTTCTTTCTGGCTCGGTTCGGCATTACAATTTCCTCCGCTTAACTTTGATTTCCTTTGCTCTCCTTTTGCCTCTCCGTCTTGCCCGTCTTGGTCTTGTCCTTGCCATTATCCTAACCTCCCTCTGCCTTTACCCCTGCCACCTCCACGGCCATGTCCTGGGCCACCCCGAGAACATCCACCTGTATTGCGATTGCGTCTGCCTCCGCCTTTCATTCCTCTGCCTCTGCCTGCTCCTCTTTTTGCTCCGTATCTCATTGTCGCCTCCTCTCAATAAAAAAACCCTGACAGCAATTTATTGCCATCAGGGCACTTGTCTTTTAAGTTATCCCTATTCTTTAAATCTTATAGCTTTTTTTTCTGGAAAAATTTATGTTCGCTATGTTACCTCCAAACAGATTTATCTCTACATTAAGTATCCCATAGAAGCCTGTTTCAGCTAATTCGTTAATTTCTCTTTGAATAATCCTTAAGTATTCTTCTATTGTTTCTTTAACAGTGAGGAATTTATCTTTTCTACTAATTTTAACATTCTTATTTAACTCAACATTGCAGTTATAGACAACACCTTCTTTTAATGAAACCTTAAATTCTGAATTGCCGCTAAACTTGCCTTTTTCCAATTTGCTTAATTCAGTCTGAAAGATGTCAAAATATGATTTGGTGTTCTCGTCGGTCAAGTCTTTCTTCTGCCTCCTGGTATAACATTCTTCAATGTTGTGGCAATGGCAATCCGCTCACAATCCGATTGTTTCTTGCCATCTTTAAGACAACTTGCCAAGATTTTGTTAGCCATTCTTGCGCCTTTTCTTGCCTGTCCCTCTGTCATTCCTTTTTTCTTTCCTTGAAATTGTTTCCACGCCCAGGGCATTATTCCTCCTTCTTCTTCACTTCCATTTCCTTAAT